AAGACGTTTCCCCATGCCGTAGCGCGGGTGGGTCAGCATATCCCACAGACACCAGGCCATGTTGTTGCTGTATGCCGGTTTTAACGTTCCGTCCCAGATACCGCTGTATTGCCGCGTCTGCGGGTTATAGTTCGACGGCACCTGCAGAATGCGCCCGCGAAGATGATAATTACGGCTCACCTGCTGGCTGCCGAACTGCTCCGAATCCACCTGTACGCCGACCAGTGCCGTGTTCGGGTATCCCTGTTTCACATCGATGATTTCGGTGTATGACGACCAGAGCGTTTTATTCTGCAGCTGGTCTGTGGTGCTGTCAGGCGTCATCCTGCGCATCCGGATACTGAACGGGCGCGGCGGCAGGTTATCCACCACCACCGAGGCCAGATACTGCGAGGTGGTTTTACCCTTAATGGTGATGTCTTTTTCTGTCACCCAGGCGCCGTTACGCTGGATCTGGGCCAGTAATCTCACTTCTGACGGATTGCGGTCCCCCTGAGACGTGGTTTCCACCAGAGCCTGCACACCAAACGTAAAACGCAGGCGGTCGATATTTTCTGATGTGATGGTCCGGGTGATCGGCGTGTCATATTTCACTTCCGTACCCAGTACCGTCTCGGAGCCGGAGGATTCAAAACCCTCCGGCGGAGTCTGCTCCTGCTCACCGGCACGGAACACCACCGTGACCCCGGAGAAATTGGCCTTACCTTCACTGTCCAGCACCGGCGTACTGTTCAGCAACACGCTTTTCATTCCGTCCACCGGTCCTTCAATCGGCCCTTCACTGATCGCATCAATCACGCTCAGTAACTGCGTGGATTTCAGGTTATCTTTCGCTTCGCGAGGAGTGTGCCCCTTGCTGCCACCTTTACTCATTTATCTGGCTCCATTAACAACAAAACCGCCCGCAGGCGGTTTCACATAAAACGTTTTACATCAGCGACCAATCACCACAACCTGACCACCATCACCCTCATCAGCAGTACTGATACTCTGTGAAATCACACGCGACCCCACACGCATCTCACCATACAGTACCGGTAACGGATTCCCCTGGGCGATCATATTATCCAGCGAGGAAAAAAAGGTGTTCTGTTTGCCGTTATCCGCGGACTCCATGGACGGCGTTTTGATGGCCGGTGTCAGCATCTGCGCTATCCCGCCGAGGATCATACTGGCCCCGGCGGCATACATCCCCGTAAGTGCTGCCGCACCCAGCCAGCCCGCGGGGTTCCACCAGGCTACCGCAACAACCACAGCCCCCAGGATGGTCTGAAAAATTCCGCCATGCTTTGCACCGGCAAGCCGGGGAACAATGTGGATCACCGCACCGTCCGGTAACGGCTCATGGAGCTGTGCCGTTACCCCGGACTCGCTGACATCCCGCCCGGCGATACGTACCTGATACCAGCCGTCACTCAGTTTCTGACGAAACGACGGAAGTTGTGTGGCCAGCGCCCGGATGGCTTCAGCCCCCGTTTTCACACGAAGGTCGATGCGGCGACCAAATCGTTGCAAATCCCCGTAAAGGCAGAGGCGTGCCATGCCCGGTGCCGCCAGAGGGAGTGTGTGCGTCGCTGCCATTTTTCTGTATACCTCTCTCGTTTACTCAGTTGTTCAGGAATATGGTGCAGCAGCTCGCCGTCACCACAGTAAATGGCGGCATGATTCGGCACCGATGAACCAAAGCAGCACAGCAACACATCGCCCGGCTGCGCCGCTGACAGGGTGACCGGGTAAAAGCCGGTATCTGCCATGTTATCCAGGTAAAGATTCTGACCGTTACGCCACCAGTCATCCTCACGATGAAAATCCGGTATCTCAATTCCTGCCAGATGATAAGCATCCCGGAACAGCGTGTAACAGTCCGTCACCCCGTGCTCAAAGCGCCTTCCGGTCAGATGTGGCACGCAGCGGAATTTATGAATTTCACCCCGGCAGACCAGCCACCACGGCAAATCACTCTGTACCTGCAGCTGACGGTCAGCTTCACTCAGCCAGGGCAAGCCACCGGGATGGCTGTGGACCAGCGCCACCACCTCGCCCTGTATTTGTGCCCGCAGCCAGTCTTCCGGTACCATCCGGAAACACGCCTCCGGAGTACCGGAGATATTCACGCAGGGAAGATACCTTTCCCCCTCCGGCGTTCTCACCACGAAGCCGCACGACTCCGCTGGCGCACATCGCCGGGCGTGCGCCAGAATCACTGATTCAGTCTCTGTCATGGATTTACTGCGAAAGTTTATTGATGGAAAGGAAACCGCCAAAGTTACCGACGTTATGACGTGACTTACAGCCACTCAGGCATTTACTGCATTTATCCTTCGTGATATCAGACGTCGGCTCGTCATATTCATCCGCGACAGCCGGACCGTGATAACCGCACTCATCACCGCGATAGGTCCAGGTACAGGTGTTGGCCAGCATGGTACGTCCCGGGAAAACCGCACCGTCTGTCTCCGCTGGCGAGGCCAGAACAAACGTTGCCGTCACCGCCGTCAGATCGCTGCACTGTTCAATACGCCAGTAACTGATCACCTCCTGTTCCGGATCGGCTTCACTGTTTCCATTGGTAAAATTCACCGCATCCAGAAAACGGGCGTAAACCTTACGCCGGATCACCGTTCCGCCAGCCAGACTCTGTAAATCCTCCACCATCCCGGTAACCATCCCGTACAGATTGGACACCGTCAGGGTGGGGCGGGCGCTGCTTCCCTTGCCTTTCATTTCAAACCCTGCTCCCTGAACAGGATACACCTCATATTTCCGGCCCTGCCAGGTGACGGCCTCCCCCTTCTCGTTAGGCTCATTACTGAAAAAATAACGCTCCCCGCCAATCTCTGTCAGATCAATTTCCCAGAGTACCAGACTGGCAGACTGCTCCGTACGGGTACATTCATTCAGTGTTTCCTGCCGGATATCCTGCATCCGTCCTCCTCATACCACGACCTGTTCAAAATTTGCGGTTACCGTGACCCACAGCGCCCCCACACTGGACGACCATTTACGGCAGACCACCCGGACAGGTGTCCAGCCATAAGGCGGTATCCACTGAAACGCCCTGACCCCACCGTGCCGGGCCAGAAACGCTTCCAGCGCCTGATGCTCCCCTTTACGGACACGGATCGTGACACTGTACGTTGGCAACAGAGAATTCAGTCCTGCCGGACGACGCTGTTCATAACCATCGCCCAGTTTAACTGTCACCACTTTTGGCTCTGAATCCACCTTCATATCCGGACGGACTTTCCAGCTAAATATCTCCATCACCGGTATACTCCGCTTAACTGCCCGCCATCACGGGACTGTTGTTGCATAAAATCTGCTGCAGCCCTTTTCCCCAGGTTGTAAACCGCCTGCATGGCTTCCGGCCCAATCTGTCCGTTCTGGCCATCATTATTGATCTCGATGTTGTACTGCGGCGCAAACATCACCATCCCCGAACCACAGGTCGCTGCCACAACACCCAGCTTACCGTCAGCCCCCCTGCGCAAGGGCAGGATAGCCTCAGGCCCCGCTTCACCCATCACCCCCGCGCCTTTTGCAAAAGCAAAAAACGTCGGACGGTTAACCACCGTGCCACTGTAGCGACTCAAATCAGCAGACTGATAAACACCACCTTCTGCATTGGTTTTCACATCACCGAAATCAAACCCCATCACACTGCCAATCCCTTTGACAGCCTTCATCATGGTTGCCTGCGCCAGAATTTTTGCCATATCTGACAGCACGGATGAGGTAAAAGATTTGAAATTCAGTTTACCTGTCGTGCAGAACGTCGCCAGCCCGTTGCCCATGCTGCTGAACGCGGTATTAAACAACTGCTCAGCGGTACCCGCCGCGTTATCCGCATCCTCTGTAAAATTCTGAAAAGCCCGCATGGCACCGTTTTTCCAGTCTGCCTGCATCAGTTCCTGTTCCTGCCAGTAACGTCTGTTTTCGTTCAGTTGCCGGTTAAGACTGTCTGTCAGCGTCTGCTCAGCATTCCGGTATTCATCTGTGCCATATGTTCCTTTCTGCTTACTGTCACGCTCCAGCTGTTCCCGCTGCTGCTGATATTTTTGTTGCAGACTGAACTGTGCCTGGTATCGCTGACGCTGTTTATCCCCCATCCCTGTCGTGGCGATATCCAGGTCATGTTGCTGACGCAGAGCCCGCTCCTCTTCCGCCAGCTGGCTGGCAAGCTGAATGGATTTTTTCTTCAAATCATTCAGCGCCGTCTGCTTCTGCAGCTCCTGCTGTTTTGCATCCAGCAGCGTCAGTGCCTGAATCAGCTCATCCTTGTGAGCCAGCACACTTTTTTCATCTGCTGTCAGTTTCTTACCGGCCAAATCGCTGATACGCTGCTGAAGGGCCAGAAGCTGTTTATGCGCTTCTGTCATCCTTTCAGTAGCCATGCCAGCTGACTGTCTGGCGGCGGCAATCTGTCCCTCCACCTGTGCCTGTTGCTGGCTGTACTGCAGTAATAACCGGGTGGCCTCATCATTACGGGTGGCAGGCGTTTTTTTCTTAATGGCTTTTTCGTAACGTTCATTTTCACGCTGTATCGCTGCGTCCCTGACCGCCTGATCGGCGTACTGCATGGCATTAATACGCGCAATTTCACGCTGATGTCGTGCTGCTTCCGTTTCGTTCATCCGGTTCAGCGCGGCATTTTCAGCATTCCGGCGTTTCTGCTGCTCCTGATAATTTCGCTCAGCCTGCTCTTTTGCATCCTGCAAATCCTGCTGGCGTTTTCGCTCTTGCAGCGCATCCAGTTGTTGCTGATCGTATTCCACCGTGGTGGACGCCTTAGTCCACGGAAATTTCTTCGCCCGCTGAATTTTTTCCTGCAGCGACGCAATCTGCGCATCAAGGGAATCTTCCCGACCAATGTTCATGGCCGCATCCCAGAACTGCTTCCACCAGTCAGACAAGGTTTGCAGCGTACTGCCCAGCGCATTGAGGTTATTATCAATATCCGACGTACGTTTACCGGTTTCCTCTGCCAGTGCAGACATGGCTATCCGGGCGGCGTCACTGGTGCGCCCCTGCTCTCCGAGCACACGGATCTGTTCAAGCTGGGTGGCTGTCAGAAAATGCAGTTCATCATCCAGCGCCTTCGCAGCACTGACCGGATCATCCTTCAGCCGTTTAAACTGACTGATGGTGTCACTGACAGACTGCCCTACCGAGCGTTCCATCTGTGCGGCAGCTTTCGCCACCATACCAATATCGTTACCGTGAAATGCACCGCTCCCCACTACCTGCGCCAGTGACCCCGCCATGGCATGTTGCGTGATGCCATTACCGGAAAGATTTTTACTGAGCGCCCACAACTGCCCGGCTGTCACACCGGCATAGTGTCCGGTGAGCTCAAGCTGCCGGTTAAAGGCTTCGCCTTCTTCCTGCCCCTCCATCCAGGCTTTACCCAGACCAATAACCGCAGCAGTGATCCCTCCGATAACTCCCCCCACCGCCAGGCCTTTCGGCGTCATTAATTTATCAATCCAGCCGGCACGGTTAGCCAGGGTGATCCCGGAGCCACGAAGCGCACCGAAATTACCTCGCGCCAGCTCACCAATCATGACCCCCAGCTCCCGACGGGCTGCCGCACTTTTCAGTCCCAGCGAATGTGTGGTGTTTCCGGCTTTCTCCATTTTACGGATGTACACCTCCGCGGCACTGCTGCACCCAAGTTGTGCCGCCTTTGCCCGAAGCAGTTCCGTCGTGGTCATTTTCTGGCGACTTGTCTGTTCTTTCAGCTGACGAATAAATGCGGTTTTCTGGCGGGTGGCCGTTTCCTCTGCCTGTGTCAGAACGCGGGTTTTCGCTGTCACCTCAGAAATCAGGGCCAGATAATCCTGCTGAGCAATCCCGCCACTGTTTCTGGCCTGTCGGATCTGCTGCTGAATACGCTGTAACTCCTGCAGCCCCGCACTGGCCTGTTTTACGCTGTCGATCTGACGATAAAATGCGGCAGCCATCTTATCCTGCGCCGCAGCCAGCGCAGCCGCCTGAACCTGCTCCTCCCGCATCTGACGACTCAGGGCCTCCATCCGCAGGCGCGCCCTTTCCACATCTTCCGCCAGCGAAACATGCCCCTGCGCATGCTTCACCACGGCCTGAGTCTGTATCACCGTCGCGCTGGCAGCCTGTTTCTGACTTTCCTCAAACCGTTTCATACGGGCTTCGGCCCGCTCCGCCTCCCTTGCTGTACCATTCAGCAGATTTTTTACACGCGGAAGCTGCTCTTTAAAATCGGCGGTATCAATGCTTAAATCAATGACAAGGTCAGCAATCTGGTCCAAATCTCATTCCTCCCGATATACCTTCCCCCAGATGCATCAGCTCTTCATCCGTGCGTTCAGGGATCACCCTGTCATCCGTAACCAGACTGAAATCATCCGCCGGAATACGTTCACCGGACACCATCTGAACCATCAGCGACTTCAGTGTGGAAATCTGTGCATCCAGCCAGATATCCCCGAAACTCTGCTTCCGGAAGAAATCCCCCCATTCGCCCAGTTCTGACGCTGACATTTCTGATAACATCCGCCGCCAGTCTGCCCGCCGGAACTCACGGGCAAGCTGCATCACAAACTGCATCTCCCGCGTCAGGACTTTTCCGGTGTCAGGGGAACCTGTTCACCGTTCTGAACATCACCGGTGGAGACCGGCATACCACTCAGGGATAAAACCAGACTGCCCCCGTCGCCAAGCGCGTCATAAGACCAGGTGTTTTTTACATCCTCATTCAGCGCATCCACATCCTGTGACGGGTCCGTATTCCACATTGACCTGGAAACCAGCCAGGCATTGATATCCATCCCCATACGCAGAAATTCAATCTGACGATCCGCCACCGGCATGGCATCATCCAGGGCGTCAAACTCAGCTGTCCGTTTCTGGACAAACGCCAGATACTCCACCCGCTGAAGTCCGGATAATTCCGTCAGTACCACAGACTGATTACCGTAGTTAAATGTGTCCTGTTTCAGAAACATGTCCCCTCCGTAAACAAAAAACCCCGGCATACCGGGGTAAAAAACAGACTGCCAGGTTAATCACCATTAACGGTAATACCGGCCACAGCAACCTGCGCACCACCCGCAGTCATCCCCACAATCGAGGTGCTGCCCGCTTTCACACCTTTCACCGTGGCCACCATGCCACTCAGCGTAACCGTGGCGATATCAGGAGATGATGACGCCACACTCACCGTTTTATCAGATGCATCTTCCGGTACTGTGCTAAATGTCAGCGTCGTCGTTGCCCCCACTCTGACACTGGCGGAAACCGGCATTACTGTCAGCCCGGTCACCCCCACAATTTCAGTCCCCTCCTCAGCCAGATACGGACGCCCCACACCGCTGATTTTAACCGTACGGGTCATCACATCTTTTGACGTAATGGTTTTACCCAGCGAACTCAGCCAGCCGCGGAACACATCAACGGTACCGTTAGGGTATTTAATGCGGAATGCACGAACTTCACCGGAATCAAACAACTGAATCAGTTTTTTCTGTCCGCTGTCACCCGGACGCCAGGCCAGCGTCGCGGATGTATCACCAACAGATTTTTGCCCCTGAGTTGTCGTTTTCCAGTCAGCATTTTCATCATCGAGATAATCGTCATCTTCCGCATCTGCAGTCATTTCCCCCGGCTGCAGATCCTTCACCATCGCGAGGCGCAGCCAGTCCGTATCTGACAAAGGATTCGCAAATGCGTCGCCCTTGCCGGTATACATCCAGAACGTCGTCCCCGCCCCTTTCATTTTTTCAAGTGGATTCGGTGTCGTCATTTCCCACCCCTTAATTTGTATATGTGATTTGATACGTGATTTCCGCCATCGCCCATGTTGCCATATCGTTATCACGCTGATAGTTAAATCCCCGTGGGATCATGGTATCGATAAGGCCGTAAAGCGCCGGAATATCCTCCAGTGCCGGGTAAATAATGTTGTCCATCCACGTATCCAGATCAGAATCCGGTGCCTGTGCACGGATAAAGACGGCGACATGCAGAACTGCCAGCCAGTCATCCTCATCCGTCATTTTTCCGGTGTACTGTGCATCACTCAGCCACACCGCCACAGCAGGCAGCTCCTGCGCATCAATAAAGGCAGGAAGGCCGTCAAACAGGACGGTCTTCTCCCCGCACGTCGTTTTCAGGCGCGACAATACGGCCTGACGAATTTGTGTGTGTCGGTTCATAGGTTCAGATATGACCTCAGTTGTTGTTTCAGGGCATACCCCAGCTGTTTCGGCATCTCGTTATCAATGACGCTTTTACGGGCATCCTCAAATGCCTGTGTCAGCGGACCGGACAGCGGAATTTTCACCACATCAATGGGGTAACGATTTTTGCCGTCAATACGCCGCATCACATGCCAGCGACCGTTCGCCAGTTGCTGGACAAAGGCATTCCGGAAAAGATATTTTCCCACTTTCAGCACACTGCCACGGTAATGTAACCTGCCACCACGCCGGGTCATTCTGACCTGTGCAGCCCCCAGCTTAATGGCGGGCAGATTGCCCCGGTTAACGCGGATCCTGGCCGTCATTTTTCCTGACGGACTGGCTTTAAACACCCGGACACGCTGACGTACCAGTTTCAGGGGGATCCCCTTCACCTGGTTATCACCGGCTACGGTATCGCGGGCAACCTGTCGGGTAGCCTGAGAAATGGCTTTCTGTGCCACACGATTTATTGCCCAGGCGCTGGCCTGTGGCACCATACGGGTATCAAGGATGTCCAGATTACGGATGGCGTTTTCAAGACCTTTCATAATATCGCCCCGTACTGATATCACCCCGGGAACTGTCACACCGTTGCAGGCGGATATAACAGCATCCCCCGTCGTCCGGAGTAATGCGATCCACCCGAAAAAGATCCCCACCAACCTCCAGCGTATCCAGACGGCGCAGTCCCGTAATATCTGCTGTTTTCACAAACAAAGACGGTGAAGAATCTTCAAACCGTACTCCTCCGGCAACGAACGAAATTTTTTCAGGATCATCAAAAACACCCCTGAGTGTTTTTCCTTCAAGCTGACCGGACGTAATTACCGCCGTAATCCCCATATGACAAAGAATGACCTCGTCAGCCATGGCGACGGCGGCATCAAACGGATTATCGAAATCTGCCACCTTTCCCCCACATTCAACACATTTTCACGAGGCCACTTTCTGCCATGCTGGCTGCCACCACGGCAGATACACGAAACACTTCTCCCGGACGTACAAATGCCACGGGGTTATCCCGTGTGGCGTGGAGTGCATTGACATGTAACATCACCACAGCTTTGACCATGACCATATCCACAGAATTTCGGTTCTCACTCTCCCCACGTTCGGATCGTGTTTCGTTTTTTTGTTGTGGTTCTTCATCATCCTTATACAGGCCGTCTGAACCATCACTTAATTCTTCTTCCCACTCCGCCAGGCGTTGTTCAAGATCAGCTTTAGAGCCTGAAATATCGGCATCGCGCCCGAGTACTGCCGCCAGCTCCTGAAGACGCGCTGTTATTTCTTCTTTTGTCATCACATCTCTCCTGTGCGATAAAGAAAAAGGCGGGAATATCCCGCCTGACCTTATTTCACCTGAACCACCACAAACGCGTCCGGATCCGGCAACACCATCAACGGCGCAGACTGCGTCATGGTATATTCGCACCCCGGGTCCCCCACCTCTAACCAGTGTTTCGGATAACGAATTGCAGAGGTGATCCCTTCACTCAGCGCCTGGTTATCCTGGATTGCGCCATAACAACGGACACCCTCCACCTGAGTGTTTCCAAGAATCAGTGTGCCTTCCGGCAGATAACGCTGCTCATCCCCGTTTTCATCAACATACGTTGTTTTCGCCACCATGATGGCCAGATCACCGTAATAACCTTTAAAAGAAACCACGGACCCCAGATCTTTCAGCGCGGTTTCCAGTTCAGATTTTGAGCCACGGCGGGTATCCAGTTTTTCACGAAACAGTTTAAAACCGTTCAGCATACGCCAGACAGTACCGTCCATAATCGCAATATTGATGGTACCGGAAGCAAAATCGCAGTACGCATCCAGATCATGCGTCGGATCAAAGGTGTCAGCATTCTGTTTTGACCATTCGCGTCCCCCTGCCTGCGTAATGTTATTGGCGGCAGAACGTCCAAAATCCACTTCCACCGTCTCAAACTGTTCACCGCTCATGGTGTACTTACCCTGCAGAACAGCGCTGACCGCCTGCATTTCTTCCACCTGCACAATCGCCTGTTCTTCCTGTTTCAGGTTGTCAGTCAGAATACGCAGGCGACGGTAGGCCGGGTCATTAAGACGGGCCGGATCTTCCCCCGGAAGACGCTCCACCGCCTGCTGATAATCCAGCCGGTGTTTTGGTTTAACATAGCCGGGGCGTAACACGCGGGTTTCACCACCACGACTGCGCAGTACCTTACCTGACACAACCGGAGACACATATGCCGCAACCGGTGTTTTTCCGGTGATTTTATCCAGCATCACTTCCTGAGTATGGAAAGTGACCGTACGACGAAAAAACAGCTCCAGAAACAGCGCACGGAATTTCACTTTCTGCTCGGTGTAGCCGAGCAACTGACGCGTGGTAAATAACCCCATAATTGACTTTCCTTTAAAAACACAAACGGGCCGTATCTCGACCCGTTTTTTCAGTTAATCACTTCACCATCAGGCGTGGCTGATGGCACTTCCCACAAACGCGTTGGCTTTTTTCACCGCATCCACCGAATCCGGCCAGACCAGCGATTCGGTGGCAAACGTACCACTTTTGTAGTACGTCAGTACGGGCTCGGTCCCGGCCAGCGCCAGTGCCAGCACCCCCACAGCCGTTCCGGCTTTCTGACCATCCCATGCCACCAGTTTTCCGCTGGCGTCATCCAGCATCAGTGGCGTCAGTGAAGGCGTGGCAACACTGATACCACTGGTACCTGTTGCGGTATACACCGGATCGCTTCCGGCAAAAATGCGCCCGTCCGCGCGCTTTTCTGTGGTGGTTTTAATCATTTTCTCAGTCTCCTGATTTATCTGAATCACGGATCCCCGCTTACGGCATACTCATCAGCAGTTCTTCTTCCCCGTTCCCGGCAGTTCCGCCACCGGAAACGGCACTGGCGGCATGCTGTGCCATGAAGCGCTCAAAAAGTGTTACCTGTGACGGTTGCGATACTGATGGCGCAGCTGCCAGCAGCGTTTTCGCCCGCTCCACTGTCATTCCCGGCTGTTCAGCCAGCGCCTGTGCCAGTTGTTCGCGTCCTTTTGCTTCCGGCAACGCAATAATCTGATCGCCGGTACTTGCCGTACCGGTTGCCGGTGCCGCTACCAGTAGCATTTTCGCCTGTTCCACCGTCATTCCCGGCTGTTCAGCCAGCGCCTGTGCGAGTTGTTCACGCCCTTTTGCTTCCGAAAGTGCCATAATCTGCTCGCCGGTACTTGCCGCACCGGAAACCGGTGCCGCTGCCAGTAACGTTTTCGCCTGCTCCACCGTCATTCCCGGCTGTTCAGCCAGCGTCCGTGCCAGTTGTTCACGCCCTTTTGCTTCCGGAAGTGCCATAATCTGATCGCCTGTGCTGTCAGTACCGGCAACCGGTGCTGCCGCCAGTAATGTTTTTGCCTGCTCAACTGACATTCCCTGCTGACCTGCCAGCATCTGCGCCAGTTTTTCGCGTCCTTTCGCCTCCTGACAATTCAGGATCCCCATCACGCGCTGATTTTCCTGGGACACCGCTTCAGCAACGGTGAGATTTTTTGTTGTCATCGTATTCTCCTGTGTAACAGAGTCGTTCAGAGCAGAAACCATTACATCAACGGCATCTGCAGCATTAATCAGTTGATCAGCCAGGCCTGTATCAATGCCTGCCTGACCGTCATAAACGGCAGCCTCGGTATTCATCACCACCTCTGAACTCAGCCCCGTATAAAGTGCCACCTTGTCGACAAACATCCGGCGGGCCTCATCAATACGGCGCTGAAAATCCGCACGCACACCTGTCGGCAACGCCTGAATACTGTTGCCGTCAACCTTGTGCTGCCCGGAGTAAATCAGCGTGATATCCACGCCTTCCTGTGCCAGTTGTTTCTCGTAACTGGTGTGCGCCATCATCACACCAATCGAACCAATTTTTGCCGTCTGCGTGACCAGCCGACGCGTACAGGCCGCCGCCAGCAACATGGCGGCTGAACAGGCCATGTCATTACACAGCGCCCACACGGGCTTCTGTTCCCGCAGACGGTAAATCATGTCAGCACAGTCAAACGCCCCGGCAGCCTGACCGCCCGGACTGTCGATATCCAGTAAAATGCCGCGTACATCCGGGTCGTTCACCGCTGACTTAAGACGGGCAGTCAGACCGTCATAACCGGTCATACCGGAATATGGCCGCAGGGTACCCATTTTATGTACCAGCGTGCCGCTCACCGGCAGAATGGCAATACCATTTTTCACCTGGTAACTCTTTACCGGACGCGGACCACCAGTCATATAATCGGTAACCGCCAGCTGCATACCATCGGCATCAAGCTGAACGGCCTGCTGCGGAACGGCAAGGCTGCCCGCCCCCATCTCCTTACCCAGTGCGCAAAAGAAAACCCGCGCATAGGCGGGTTCCAGTAAAAGCGGCTCATTAAATGCCATCGCGGCAATATGTGATAAATTACAGCGCATCGCCTTTTTCTCCCGTTGTCTGTCGGATCTGCTGTTGAAACGCGTCCTTTATCCAGACCGGACGCGGAAGACCGGCAGCCTGTCGCTCCTGAGTTTCCCGTAGCTGCTGGCGGAAAATCTCCTGATAGTCATCCCCCATCAGGGCCAGCTCTTTCTCGTATGTACTCAGGCCGCCTTCAATGCGCATCACCGCTTCCTGCACTTCCTTAAGACCATCAATCGCCATACGACCGGCACCAATCCACTCGGCACGGCACCACCCGGAACGGGCCTCCCAGAATGAGAAACGGGATTTCGGCGGACGGATCACACCACGAATAAGGGCTTCCTCCAGCCAGCAGGCAAACATCTGTGACGCCAGGCGACTGGCCACAAATTTTCGTTTTCCCATAAAATACCGCCACGACTCATTGGCGGATGCCCTGGCACTGGAATAACTGACCTGTGAATAATCCCGGGAAAGCTGCTCATACGACACACCCAGTCCGGCAGCAATGTAACGTAACAGCGCCTTTTCCAGTTCAGAAAAACCATTATCCGCATTCTGGGCTGTCTGCAGATTCAGTGAATCTCCCGGGTAAAGATGCGGAATACGGACCCCGCCCAGTTTTACCGTATTGGTGGCGTAATAACGCGCGTAGCCTTTCATGATGGTGTTCAGGGGATTTTTACCTCCATCTCCCACCCCGGCGATATATTCAAACGCTTTTTCCGAATCCAGTGTGGATTCAATCGTGGCGGCATACATGGCGCGAACCACCGCCGACTGCAGTTGCGTGGCCTGCAGTGTGTCGAGCATCTTGAGACGCTCCATTACAGAATAAAACTGGTTGGCCCCGCGGGTCTGCCCGTCTTCCTGTGGCTGAAACACATGGATCATTCCCGGTCGTCCGGAAGGCAGTGTTGCCGTAATTCGTGTCCATTTACTGACACCGTAGCCGGGCCAGTCATCATCCTGAACATGGTAGGCCAGCGCTTTTCCGTGTCGGTTTATTTCCACCCCGGCACGCATAAAACGATCGCCGGTACCATAACCGGGTGTACTGACACGCTTCGGGCTGATGGTTTTGAATTTCGTCCGGAATAATGACGTGGATTCCGCATCCCATACGGGCTGGACAAAAATTTCACCGTTAAACGTATGGACCCCCACCCCTTCACGAATGAATTCGGTAAACGAACGACGCCCTTCCACATCCATCGTACCAAACACCGGATCGCAGTATTCCATCCACGCCGCCTCAACATCTTCAATAAAAGCATGTGAATCTGCTTCCGACATCCCCAGCCAGCGCCAGTTGGGACGGTAACTCAGACGAAACATGTGCCCGACAATATGATCCTTATGAATTTCCACTGCATTCGATGCAATACCGTTGTTACGGACCAGATCATCCGCGCGGGCGTTACCCAGATGAATGGAAGGTAAGAGCGCCACGTCGGCACTTTCCGGTGCAGGCAGCCATTCTGCCATTTGCCCACCGACCCCGGAACCACCACCAGAATATCCCATGCCTTGCCGTAAAGGCTGCCCATGAATATCCACCAGTTCCCCGTTCACAGCCCCACTCCTGCCGGACCACGACGCCGTCCGGATACACCCAGCGCACTTTCCAGCTCTTCAATATACTGACGCAGTTCACCAATTGTCGCCCGCGAATACTGAACCTGACGCCCGTCCTTGCTGACGGAAACCACAGCACGTCCGATCATCAGTTCATGTAACGCCCGGCGGGCATCGCATAGCATTTCATGCGTATAAATCATCACTTATCCTCCACTCAGAGCAGCCGCGATTTCTTCAATAGTCATTTCATCGTCGTCCTGTTCATCTCTTCTGGCGCGGGCCAGTACATCCAGATCCAGTTGCCACCGCTGAACGGAAATGCGCAGCGCTGCATAGGCATACACCAGACAGTCCAGAGCTTCATTACGCCGTTTTCTGGCATCCCACTGGAGTTTCACCCGCCCGTTCACAACTTTTTCAACCAGCTCTTCTGCCACGAGTTGTTTAGCTTCAACATCAGAAAAAATGTCAGGGTTATCCGGAAAACGGAAGGTATACGGTGCGGCTTCACTGGCAGATACCACCGGCAGGGCAAAACGCGCATACAGCATTTCCTTGACGGTATCGGAACCCACCTCACACAAAAACACCCCACGCTGGTTTCGCTTTTTTGGCATGGTGATCACCGGCTTGCCGTACACCGATGCCCCTTTGATGGGGAGCACAAAAAAAGTGCCGTGTTTTCTGGAACGCTGATACACAATGTCCTGGTCAATACCACCGGTATCCCAGCAGACGCGGGAAATGGAAATTTCAGTGCCATCTGCATGACGGTATTTTTTCCGGATCACGGCATCAACGCGTTTAAGGGTGTCCTCATCTTCCGGTCTCCCCATGATGATCTGCTTGTCAATCAGAAAAGCTTCTTCGCCGGGAGCCCAGCCCCAGACATAAATCTCATAACGGTTTTTCTGTGAGTCGATCCCTGCGGTCAGGTAAACCACCCGCAGGGGAACCTGCGCATCATAGTGGCAGACTTTTTCCAGCAACAACTCAAAGCTCAGTTTTTCTGCCACAGCCTCTTCATAAGGCTCCCCCAGCGTGGTGTTAATGAACGTCTTGACGCCATTCGGATCCTTCAGTGCATCAAGCCAGTCATAAACAATCTGTACCCAGGTGGTGAACGGGCTGTATGCCGTCCAGATGTGGTACGAGATTGAGCGCGGTGGCGGGATTTCCTCATCACCGGCGCTGTAAAATGTCAGACCGTCACGCGTCCACATCCCGGTATTGTCACAAATCCACCGCCCGTCGGTATGGTCAAGTTCCGACTGACGGATCACGCAGCCATTATGTTCACACAGGTAATACACCGTCTCCGGCTTGCCCTTCTCCCATTTCAGGCCAAAGGTTGTCGCATCATCGCCAAACTTCAGATACTGGGCTTCACCACAATGAGGGCATGGCACATAAAACCGCATAAAATGTGCAGATTCGTTCGCGGCTTTTTCAATCTGGCAAAAACCTTTAATTTTGGGCGTTGAGCCGCGTATGGATTTAGGCCATACCGAACCTTCGATACGCTTATCACCAAGCAGAGTTGGTGAACCTTCTTTTTCCACATCCGGTTCAAACGAGGAGAGTTCGTCATAGCAGACCACATCCACAGATTTTTCACGGTAGTTTTTGGCAGCAGCTCCGCCCAGACACCAGAATCCCACACCGGAGGAGAAACGTTTCAGGGTAAGCGTGTTGTCCCGATGTTTTCTGCCAAACCACGGAGCCAGCTCCAGTAATACAGGAACGTCTCTTATCGTTGGTTCGACATGGGATTTCATAAAATCTTCTGCCGCAGAATCTGTCGGCTGAAAAAGCAGGCTGTTACGGGATTTGTGTTCAATAAAATAAGCCTCCACCCCCAACAGCATTTTGGTGTAACCAACACGCGCCGATTTAATCAGATTAACGGTGCGGATCCGGTCATTCCCCATGCTGTTCATGATGGCAACCTGAAACGGCAGTGTTTCCCATTGCCCGGGAGTATATGAAGACTCTTTTGGCAGATAATAATGCTGATCAGCCCACTGAACTGTCGTCAGTGGTACCGGAATATTGAGAGATACAAGCCCTGTTGCTATCGCACCGGCTGCATTAGCTGCCTTCTGTGCGTCTGAAATCATCAATCCACCCGCCTACGTTCTCACCAGCTTTAGCTGCAACGTTGGAGGCTTTTGCGATTTCAGTTTTCACCACATCAAGGTGTGACGGTGAAATATCCGGATATTTACGCTGTAATGTCAGCGGCACACGTACAAGTATCCCCGAAATCTCCTGTGCCACACGTTGCAGAATGAAGGTAAACAATTCCGTTTCCAGTACCAGCCCTTCTTCGCGGGCATTTTTCAGTTCCTGTGCATCAGCCTGTGCTTTTGTGAGTCGGTAGCGCTCATAGTCAATGGTGCCGGGTTGTAAATCTGATTCCGCAGCCGCACGCAAATCCTCGGTCTCTTTGCGGAGTTTTTCGTTTTCAATATCGGCTTCGCGCTGCGCATACCACTGAATTGCCATGGCGGTATCAAATACAGATTCAACCCCCTTACTACCACCAGAGACACAAGAGAGCCCCTGAGACTGCCAGCGTTCAATCGTTCGTGGATCCACGTTGAAAATTTCCGCGAGCTTCTTTTTATTAACCTTCATAAAACATTTCCATATCAAATGCAGGGTCCGACATGGAAGTGCTCAAAAACGTCTTTTTCGGGCACTTTCATGTCGGACCTTTTACGGATGTGATTGATGAAAAAACAATGAGTTATACACGAGAAGTACCGACACGCTTTTTCCCGAAAAATTTTCATAAATAGCGAAAATCCGCGCCGCTGCCGCCCCGTGGCAGGCCACCCCACCGGAAGGACCCGCACAAATGAGAGTGATTATCACCATTGCTGATGAATAAATTGATGAAAATCATTGAAACGCCTTTCAGCAAGATAACGGCGACGGTCGTTGTTGCACTCCGTAACTCTGCGACTAAGGTTAAAAGCATGGCCCTCTTTTGCCACCGGCAAATCTTCAATGGATTTCCCCTGCCGGTTTTTTATTTTCGTCGATGCATAACATTGCATTTACATCAATAGCGGCTATTGTCATTAGTATGTTGCATCAATGCATGGGTGGTATTGGCGGTCTTCGCCGGCCGGTTCTGTGTAGCTGGACCGGTTTTTTATTTCTCACATTACAGCAGCCCCTTAGAGTGAAGGGCTGCTGTAATGCCGCAATCTTTTTTAACATGAAAAAGGCCGCAGAGCGGCCTTTATGGTTTATTGACAATTGATTAAGACGTGTGGCACTTATTGGCACACCAATAGCAACCATTCACCCGGGAATATCCTTTGGCCTTTGCCTCTGTTACCGCCGAAGAACAATCACTATAGTAACCAAGGTAATCGCGGTTAGCTACAGCAGGAAGATATGAACATTCCTCAGCATGCACCTCATGATCGCCATTGCTCTGAGCATTTTTGTTCACGTAATAGTGTTTAAAAACCATTGTATAACTCCATGTTGACGCTGATATTCAGCATTAACATGCTATATCACCAATTACACAAACATAAGCTTGTTATTTCAATTAGTTGATAACGATCACCACTGAACTTTGGCCTTGCGAAATTCAAATGTTTTTCTGACTATTATTGGGCCGATAAACAGATATTATTTGAGCGTTTTGGTTCATTACATAAGCAATATCTCCATCTTTCAGAATGACTTTCCCATCCTTTCCCGATACGGCAATACTCCGCTGCTCAGGATGATAGCCAATGCTACGCCCGCAATGGATCTCTTCCCCACCATTTTGAGACATGACTTTTACAGTTAACATTTTTCTGCTCCTATTTAGATGCCCTTTCCATCCGGGCCACTGTTCAAAGTAAATTTAGATTCAACAATATTCTGCTCTTACAGGCGATCAGTTCTGCATACACTGCCGAACACCGTCGACAATTTCACAGACCTGAGAAGCTGTATCGAAAAGCTGGCGCGCCTTATCCAGGCTGACGCATCCCACCAGGAAAAAAGGCACCAGTATCGCTACCAGTGCCCATTTCGCCGCCGTTCGCGGCATTCTGTGTGTCCAGTGTTTTCGCTTCATCTCACTATCCACCAATCAATCCGGATAAGCTCAATACTCGCCAGGCGGTGGAAATGAAAATGGCAACCAACATTGCTGAAAATGAAAGGCCAACAACCACACAGAGAATTCGCGCCAGTTTTATAATGCTATCTGACATATTTACCCCTGCCCCACTTACGATTTCACAGCAATGATCAATTTTGCCATCCCATACAGCATCGGAGACACAGCGATACCGACCGCCCCCCACTTAATGGCAAAAGCCACCGCTCTGCTGATGTCATCAGTTACAGGCGCTTTCAATTCAAGGCCGTTTTTCATAGTCAACCTCAACAGAATTAGTTTATACTTCCTCATGTTCTCCTTTGCCTTACCCAGGGCCAGAAACAGAAAACCCCGGACTGTTACCGCAGCCGGGGTTTTTGCTATCTGATGCTATGCCCCTTACTTTCGCTCATCGTAGCCCCAGAAAAGAGCCTGCATGAGTTGAGGGTGTTCAGCACTTCAGTGTCAGTTTTTAAACCACCACGCGCTCTTTCATCCAGCCATAGACAAACGACTCATTGGCCTCGCGTTTCTCTGCCAGCTCCAGATAACGCTCGCCCTGCGTACAGTTCAGGGCTTTCACCAGTACCAGTTCACCATCCCTGCTGCGATTTTTCAGATATGCCCGTAATGCATTAAGAGTACGCGGCCCGATGCGTCCATCTGCATCCATATCCGGATAGAGTTTCCCGCGCAGGTTGAAAACGTTCAGCCAGCGCTGAAGCATTCTGGACGCCACAGTTGGCCCCATGTTCACGCCCGTATCGCACAACTCTGCGGCAATATCAGGAGACAGGTCCTCAACCTGGTCGAATCGTGGTCCGTACCAGTAGTCCGCCTCGAGTATTTCCAGCGCCTGCCCACGCGTCAGGTCACGCATATCGCCCTGATAACCGTGTGCACGGGCAACTTTTTCAGTGATGCCCCATTTAGTCGGACCACCTTTATCATCCGGGTGATTGACGTAACCGCCCTCTTTTCCCAGAATTTCGTCAAAAATTTCATCTTTCGACTTCATATCAGCGCCTTCGTAATACAAGGATTTTTGATACGTTCCCGCGTGCTCGTATCACCAGCACGCAGAACACCAGGTTAATCAGGACGACCAGCCAGTTACCGGGTGGAAAGCGACCACACAGATAACAAAGCGGCGCAAAGGCATAAAGCAGCATCAGCAGCCAGGCCAGCCACGACATCAGCGGTTTATGTCTCGACTCACCACGACGATAAAAAAAGAGCGTCAGCACGATAACCGTGCTTAACACCACATTCAGTAATCCGGGAAGGTTACTTAACATTACCGCCTCCACCCCGCAGACGGGAGAACAGCCCGGATACCAGCGATGCGATATCCTGCTGGTGGATGAATGAGAGAATCTTCACCGACACCACCGATACCAGTACCGCGCAAAGCGCGTCGAGAGATGTGCTGTGGAGATTCAGTTTTTCAACCAGGTAAGACGCCATCACATCCGCCCCCAGCACGCCAACAATGAACGACACCAGAAAATGCGCTGCCACACGCCAGACAGAAATCTTCTGTGGTATCGTGGCCACAAACAGCGCCCCTGCGAATGCACCAAACACAATCCCGAAATCCGTTCCGGTAAACAGCCCGAATACCGTCGCCCCACCGAGCGCCGCAGCCGTGCCGGAACCGGATAAGGGTTCAGACATACTTTTTCTCCTGTCAATAAAAAGGGCCACCAGCGGCCCGTAAAAAACACCCTGTCAAAGGTACCCGCAGATGCCTTTTGTTTGGTGTTATTCATATTTGTGCAGTAAAGGCCAGAGAACGACCATCACCATCGCCACCAGCACGCCATCAGCCAGCACCGACATCAGCCGTCCGGTAAAATCCACTGCCACTACCAGAAACAGCAGGATGGCAGCCAGCACAAGGCGCGCACTTTTCACAGGTACTGCTCCAGCGGCAACTGCAGCGCCTGCGCAATTTTCTTGAGCTGTGCTTCTTCATCCGGACCAATGCCATCCTGGTCTGCAATATCCAGACACAGGCACAGCACATCAACCGCTTCGGCGGTTCCTGCCACATCAGCCAGTTCTCGCAAAGCCTGAGCATTCGCACTACGAGGCGATGCTTCATAACGGGCGCGGATATTCGCGCTCATCTGGGCAATCTCACCGGAGAACGGCGCAAAGGCAGGAAGTGCTGCAATGGTTTTCTCCAGTACCGCAATTTCTTTCGCGTCACAGGTGTCGTCAGCGTATGCAATGGAATACGCGCCCCAGACGGTCGCCTCCACCGCGTCGCGGTTCTCCATTTTCTTCACTTCAGTAATAGCCTTACGGGTTTTCTTTTTGAAAATACCAAACATCGTGACTTTTCCTTTTAGTGGGTGAGCCTCGCCCCGGGATGAGCAGCCCACAGAGAAAGTCACACTGACCATCCCGTAAGCTCCCCCCTGAAAGGCTCTGTGGTTTTTTGATGTGCGCCGGGCGTGGCGCAGATATGAAAAAGGCCACGCACGTGCGCAGCCTGATAATTTTCTGAATCAGCGGAGTGTCAGCTGGTTTACCCTTTCACTTCTGAAAGGGATTTTTTGCCAAACGTCACTTCATTCATTGACATAAGTATGCTGTCTTTAATGTATTCGCACACTTCATTAATTTTTGCGTTGGTATCCACATGCGAAAATGTCCTGGCCTGATAACCATCAACCGAAATCGTCATGTTGTCGCCATCAAGTAACAGAATACTCACTGTAATATTCACACTTACAGACTGGCGGGGATCATCATCAACAACCGTATATAAATTAAAAGTAACCCCATCCTGAAAATCTACCTGCAAATCCTCCGGTTTCTCACAACAACTATCATGAGAAAGATAAACATAGGGATGGGAGTTACCGTCAATATCCAGCCATCGTGGTTTCGGCAATGCCAGTGAGTCTTCATAGGTCTTGACCAGCCTTTTTGCCATATCCCGCAGTCGCTGGATGTACTCCTGTCTGGCCTCCTGAATTTCAGCCTGCTTTTCCCGAATGTCTGCATATGTGATCACAGTCTCAATTCTCCTGTATACAGAAAAATAAACCATAATAATAGCCAACCGGGAAAAGATGAAAAATGCCATAACAGAACAGGCATTGCGCACGGATAAAAAAATGCCCGTCATGAGACGGGCCCAAAGCATTCATCGTATAAGAATTAGACAGCGTTTAATTGTATGGTTACTACCAGAATGATTCGTCAGCCTGCAACGTAATTCTGACGAATCACAGACCCCGAAACAGGCAGCGACTCATTCTGATAAAAACCATCCGATGATACACAACGTTAACAATGTAAAAAACAGCACCGAAACTGTAATCAGTCAGATATTACAGAATGAAGAACGACAAAGGCGCTTGCAAAACCTGTTCTCCGCGAAACTCGCCAGTGCTGAAACGATATGCCTCATTTGTTTACCAGTGCGGGTAGCAGAAATTACCCTCACACATAAAATGCTGACTTCCGGAATCACACTGCTGACCGGTTATTACTGAATCAACAAACTGATCACCAGGAAGTCAGCACTGACCTTTCCGGTGGTATTAACACCCTGTGAACACAAAACGACCACCTTTAGGTCGTCACAAATACTAACAATGATTGTGTGGGCATCAAAAATATATTTGGTGTTCAGTTTTAAATATGTGTATACATCTGTATCAGAAATATACAACTTATATCATCACTGAATTAAAAATCTTTCGTTATTTCTCTGACCGTCTGATTAAAACGTTCCTCTTCCAGTTCCACGCCAATCGCCCTGCATCCCAGCGACAGTGCCGCTTTTATTGTCGACCCCGACCCCATAAAAAAATCTGCGACCAAATCGCCTGGACGGCTGCTGGCAGTAATTATCTGACGCAACATATCCGCCGGTTTTTCACAGGGATGCTTACCCGGATAAAACTGCACGGGCTTGTGCGTCCAGACATCCGTATAAGGAACGACAGCCGATACGGAAAAATAACGCCGCAGTGATTTGTATTCCTCCAGCAGGCTGGCATATTGCCGGTTCAGTTCGCTGTATGTGCTGACCAGCTGGTGGTGTGGCTGCTCCAGTTCACCGCGCTGGTGTTTTTCTGCCACCACACGTGCAAACAGCGCCTGCAGTTTACTGTAATCGGCCTCATTCGGTAACTGCCACTGACTGGTACCAAACCAGTGCGAAGCCATGTTTTTCTTTCCGGTGGCTTCTGCTATCTGTTTTGACGTTATCCCCAGTGATTCGCGCGCATCACGAAAGTAAGAAATCAGCGGGGCCATGACATGCTGCTTAAGCTCGCGCCCCTTTGCTGCATAACCGTCACTTTTGGGCTGGTATGGCCCCTGATAATGTTCGGCAAACAAAATGCGCTCTGTTGCCGGGAAATACGCCCGCAGGCTTTCCTTGTTGCACCCATTCCAGCGTCCGGACGGCTTCGCCCAGATAATGTGGTTCAGCACATTAAAGCGTTCACGCATCATGATTTCGATATCAGATGCCAGGCGATGACCACAGAACAGGTAGAGACTTCCGGCAGGTTTCAGTACCCGCCAGAACTGCGCCAGACACTGAGCCAGCCATTTCAGGTAATCATCGTCCCCCTTCCACTGGTTATCCCAGCCCTCGGGCTTCACTTTAAAGTATGGCGGGTCTGTGACTATCAGATCGACAGAGTTTTCCGGTAAGGTCCGGATAAATTCCAGGCAATCAGCGTTGATTAACTCACAACTGGATATTTTTACAGTATTAGCCATAGATCAATAAGCTCTTCTCTGATAGGCTCATACCGCTTTTGCGCAAAGCAGATGGGCCTGAGGTTTGCTTGTGATCCCAACGCATGAGCAGATGGCTGGCAGGTGCCGCTAACACCCACCAGCCGCCCATTACCACAAATTAAAAAGCCTTCACTGAGGAAGGCGTCTGTAACAACCGAACTGATAATCTGCCAGACCCGCCATAACAAGCTGGGTCAGTATTAACTGGCAGCGTTCGCGTGAAAGGTAAGTATTCTGCGCAATTTCCCCGACGGTCGCCGGTTCGGTGACGCTTAATTCATTAAACACCACTCTGGCGGTTTCGGTCATATCCTGCTGTTTTAGCATGTCTTTTTCCCTTTTCCGGTTAACGTGACATACCAATAACTCTTGTCGAAAAAGCCAGCAAGCTGAAAGACCGGTATTCGTAACCACCAGCACGTTTAACGTCCTGTGCCGTTTTTCGGGTACAAAAAACAGCCCGACGGCGGTTTTAAGGAAGGAGTCGAAGCAACCACTCTTAACATCATAATTGAATTTTTACGTACGTAAACCACAAATACGCCACTCAAATGTTAATGCTCTATAACAAAACCAAACATGCGAATAACACATATTACACCAAATGCATCATTGTTATTTTTCAATGAAAAATGAGTAAATAATGTATTTCATTAATTAAATTCCGCATTACACAAAAATATCGACAAATTACACCAACGCGCATAAATGAGATCTTGATCATATTATCAATCACTAAATTAAACTTGCCTCTTGAAATAACCACATTGATTAGATGAATATTTATCGCGCAGTGACATCATTTTTTAAAAATAGTTCAAAAAAAAGGGTTCGTGATGAAAAAATTAACGGTGGCAATTTCTGCTGTGGCTGCATCAGTACTGATGGCGATGTCTGCTCAGGCAGCAGAGATTTATAATAAAGACAGCAACAAGTTGGATCTGTACGGAAAAGTTAATGCTAAGCACTACTTCTCCTCTAACGATGCAAATGATGGCGACACAACTTATGCTCGTCTGGGTTTCAAAGGCGAAACTCAGATCAACGATCAACTGACTGGTTTCGGTCAGTGGGAATATGAATTCAAAGGAAACCGTACTGAAGAACAGGGAGCAGCCAAAGATAAAACCCGTCTTGCATTTGCAGGGCTTAAATTCGGTGACTACGGCTCCGTCGATTACGGTCGTAACTACGGTGTAGCATACGATATCGGTGCATGGACTGACGTTCTGCCAGAATTCGGTGGAGATACCTGGACCCAAACAGATGTATTCATGACTGGTCGCACCACTGGTGTTGCAACTTATCGTAACAACGACTTCTTTGGTCTGGTTGATGGTCTGAATTTTGCTGCACAGTACCAGGGTAAGAATAATCATGATCGTAGTAGCTTAGATAACTACACCAAAGGCAATGGCGATGGTTTTGGTTTCTCTGCGACCTATGAATACGAAGGTTTCGGCATTGGTGCAACGTATGCGAAATCTGATCGTACCGACACTCAAGTCAAATTGGGTAAACTTCTCCCAGGAGTATTTGCTTCCGGCGAAAATGCAGAAGTCTGGGCTGCAGGTCTGAAATACGACGCAAACAACGTTTATCTGGCAACAACCTATTCAGAAACCCAGAATATGACTAAATTCGCAGATTACTTTGTGGCTAATAAAGCACAAAACTTCGAAGCTGTTGCACAATATCAGTTCGATTTCGGTCTGCGTCCGTCTGTTGCTTATCTGCAATCAAAAGGTAAAGATCTTGGCATTTTTGGTGACCAGGATTTAGTCAAATATGTTGATGTTGGCGCAACTTATTATTTCAACAAAAATATGTCTACCTTCGTTGATTACAAAATCAACCTGCTTGACAAAAATGACTTTACTAAAGCTCTTGGTGTAAACACTGACGATATCGTTGCTGTAGGTATGGTATACCAGTTCTAATCTGGTTAATAAAGGATATGCTGAGAAGGTTTTATCTTCTCAGCATATAAGTGGCTCCCTCAAGCCACTTCTTTAAGAAGCATTAGAGCCCTGCTTCTTACTATCTAAACTTTCTGTTATATATTACCCTTTATCTTGGGGGTGTTTTTACGCCCCATTTTTTATTAAAAAATAATCGTATTAATTAAGCTTAGTAACATCAATATCCATCTCTAAGCAAATGTCTAATGCCATTAACATACCTTCGATTATTCCCTCTGCTTTCTGTAACCTTTTCCCGATATACCCATCAGAGCAATTATGCTTCCGCGCCAGCATCATAAACGTCATCCCACCAACATAATAATCCACCAGCAAATCATGTAAGCCATTGTTGCTCTTTTTCAGACAGGCCATACATCCACAAATGATCATCGCGTCATCGTCACAGCATTGCGGACGAGATCTTACTTTTGAAGGAATTAATCCCTTAAAACCGGCGGCAACGGACGACCAGGTCACATCTTCATGATTATTAGCCGCCCACGCTCCCCAACGCTCAAGAACCATCTGAATATCACGCATCAGCGCAGTACCTCCTGCACCAGTTTTTCAAACTTTCCAACTTTGGTTTCCAGCTCTGCCACACAATCCACCAGCTCATCCACTGCTTTTTGTGCGCGGTGTTTCGCCTGCATCAGTTCCCTGAGCGCTGGCACCATATCCTTACGAATGGCATCTTTTGTTACGCCTGTCTTTTCCAGTTGTTCCGCCTGTCGTAACATTTCCTGTGCCTGTTTACGTAATTGTTCAGGCGTAAAAGTCATGGTCTGGTTGTTCAAAAGAAACGCTCCATCTTACTGCTGTCGGTTCGCTTATTGCTGTATCTGCGCGGCTGGGGCTGCTGCATTGGGGTGGAAAGAATCTGTGCGCTTTCCTGGTCTACGGGCAGAAAATGTCCGTTATAAAAACGCCGGTAAATCGTCCCCAGAGAACCGTTACGTTGTTTCGTGATATTGATTTCTGCAATGCCTCTGGCCTGCGTATCCGGGTTGTACACTTCATCCCTGTAAAGCATCAGAATGATGTCTGCATCCGCCTCTATTTCTCCGGAATTTTTCAGGTCTGAGTTCATAGGGCGTTTATTGGGCCTGGACTCCACACCACGGGAAAGCTGGCTCAGCGCAATCAACGGAAAACCACCGGATTTTGCCAGGCCTTTAAGCCCCTTTGAGATTTCACCCACGGCAAGGTCATGACGCCCCGTGGTTCGGGTTTTTATCAGCCCGAGATAATCAACCACCACCAGCGCCGTTTCCGGATGTTTAATCAGGTGATGTTTCGTTGTTGCGCATATCTCATCAATGGTCAGGTTCGCCTGGTCCACCATCCAGATATTGCGCCCGGTCATCCGCCCCACTCCTTGTGAGAAACGTGCCCAATCTTCGTCTTCAAAGTGAGTGACAGATTTCAGGCGTGATACCGGCATTCCTCCAGCCGCAGATACCATGCGTTCACCAATCTGGATGTTCGCCATTTCCATTGTGAACAGAAGAACACCATGCCCCTGCTCAGTCACCTTGTCGATGATATCCAGCGCCAGTTCGGTTTTGCCCATTGACGGACGAGCCGCAATAAATACCAGGTCGCCGGGATCCATGCCACCTGTTTTTGCGTCCAGTTCATCAATACCGGTCATCAACGTCCTGGATTTCTCCAGTCCCTGATTCCGGCATTCAACACGCTCAACCACTTCCGGAAGCACATCATCAATATGTACCGGCTGAATAGCGCCCTTTTCCGTCGACAATGAGGCCATCATGTTCTGCGCATCCTTCAGAGCATCTTCAGCCGCTTCACAGGTATGCGCATCACGTAATTTCTGCAGCGCCTCATTCAGCGTTTTTTCTGCATCGCGCAATGCGGCATTGCGCCGCAACGCTGCAACATAGTGCTCCAGTGAAGACTTCACCCAGGTTTTGCGCCCGGTATCAGTAATCACCGGGGCAAGTTCCGGCATCTCATTACACAACAGCACAGGGTCAATCACGCCTGAAACACGGGCCTGTCTGCAGATGCCTGTGTAGATATCCCGATACGCTCGTACAGAAAAAACGTCCGCAGGTAGTGTGGCCAGAATATCCATCACTTCAGGATCTGCCCCACGCAGAAAGAACGCGCCAATGACAGCGCCTTCCAGGTCATCGTTACGCCAGACTGGTGTTGTCATGCAGCCACATCTCTGATACGAGAACGGTAGCTGGGCCAGTTGAACGACAACCAGTTGCGCCCCCCGTCTGTGATCCTGTCGGCAATGCGGGGGCTGATGAACGCCCACAACTCTTCCGGTGAAAGGTTGCTGATCAGGATGGTGGGCAGGATACTTTCGTACCGGGCATTGATAATTTCCTGCAAAATAGCCATTTCAGCCGCGCTGCCAAACTGAACACCAACTTCGTCGATGATCAGCAAATCCATTGACGCATAATGCTCAATAACTTCATCCGCTGTTTTTTCGCTGTCATTCCGCCAGCAGTTTTTCACAGCACGGGTAAGGCGCATCACGTCGGTGATCTCCACGCTGGCCAGATGATTACGGATGATGTGTTTTGCCATTGATACCGCCAGATGATTTTTCCCGGTACCGCAACTGCCAGTCATAACAAGACTGGTGCCGTTCTCCAGTATATCTGGCCAGTTCTCCGCATAGCGGCGACAGGCTGCAAGATTTCTGGCTGCGTCAGGATTAACCTCCAGATAGTTATCAAACTCACAGTCCCGAAAACGCAGGGCAATTCCGGCGTTATCAGTCAGCTCTTCCGCCTTGAGGGACGACAGCTCCATGGTCAAATCGTTGGCCTCAGCGATCAAGCAGTCAGGGCAGCATGAAATTTTTTCTCTGTCCTCGCCATTGCGATCGCTCCACACCAGTATATGCGTATGGTATTTACCGTGTTTTTCGCAATACCCGCGACCTTCACGCATCAGGCAGGAACGATAAGGCCATGGCTTTTCGCCCTTCTGAGCAAATGCAATCTCTGCCCGTAACTCATCCATTCGCGCCTGTAGTCTTGTTTGTTGTTCACGCAGGTTAAACGTCATCATCGCTGTCACCTCAGAATGTCAATTTGTCACTGGATTTACCGAATTTGTCAGACATGGCACCAAGGCCAGACAGGACATCGACCTGTCGCTGTCGCCCACCTCCGGGAGCGGCTGGCTGTTGCCAGAAATCTTCGAAGTGACGATCGGGTCCAAAGAACGTCGCAGCCTGCTTCACGAACTGTGTGCCGGTATTTCCTGTAGCACGTACCCAGGCGGCATAACGTCTCACACCATCAAGCATGATCTCCGGTTTTATTCCCTCCCTGAGACGGGCTTTCCAGGCTTTGAAGGCTGCCGACTTGGAATTACCACCAGCACGTTTGGGATATTCCTGCCAGGCCTGTTCAAATTCCGGTGAATATTCCTGTCGGGCTGAGCGCGCTGGTGCAGACGCGTCAGCGGATGCGCCAATATCTTGCGGATCATGTTTTGAATTTACTTGCGGATCATGTTTTAAACCTTGTGGATCTGGGGCCAGATTTTGAAGGGTCAAAACCGTTTTTTTGCCAGAATCTGAAGGGTCAAACACACCTGAACATTCAGATTCTGACGGGTCAGATTTTGAAGGTTCAGATTCTGACGGGTCACGTAATACTGAAAGTCTGCGTTGCTGTTTCAGTTCAGCGACCTTATCCCGCTCCGTTCTGGCAAGCTGTTCAAGCCGATCAGCATTCAGATGATAAAGATTGGACGTATTACGATTACCTTTGCGACGTGACTGACGCGTCAGCCAGCCATCAGCCTCCAGCTCTGAAATTGCCGTTCTTACTGTGCTTTCTCCCAACCCAAGCTGTCGGCATATTGTTTCAACACCGGGATAACACACCCCGTCATCATTCGAATAATCAGCCAGACGCGCCATGATCATCAGCTTTGCACCTTTGACTCCATACGCGGCACATGCATCCCAGACGTTACCGAGAATTTTGCTACTCACACGGCACCTCCCAGGCGTTTAAACATTTTTCCGGACTGAAACACCGCCAGTGGGTAGCTAATGGTGTAGTTACGCCCCAGTAATTCACACACAACTTTCTGGTTTTCGGTGCTGACCAGACAAACCCGCAGAACGTGACCGTTGCTGGTGGCAAACCACTGCCCCACACGGGGGCAACGGTTGTATCGGTGATACAGGGAATTAACGACGCGGCGAATCATGGGCGCACCTCCCATTGATTACGGCGGAAAGCGGTGTGACTGAGACTGGCTTCAGTTTCATGGAATGCTTCAATGCAGCTCTCGTAGTACCGCATTGTGCGCAGACTTAACCCAAGCTGAAGCATCATCAGGCCATCAAGGGTGATGTAATAACCACGCAGGGAGTCACCATAGATGTGATAAGTACCCGGTATGAAATTGCGGGTAAAAAACTCGCGTGAGCAGTTCAGATACTCGATTTTGTCGACGATGTTCTGGTGCATGCGCTTGAAATGGCAGGCTACATGCAAAGAGAAAATAACGGTCTTACCGTTAATAATCTCAATTTTGAGGAATGGGTGGGTAGTGGTGGTAGTCATGGTGACAGCCCCTATGTTGAATTCAAAGAACTCACCACCAAGGCTTTCCACGACCATATAGGTGGTGAGACGTACAGGGGTGGAAATACCGGTCAACATAGAACCCGGCCCAACCGAAGTTGGCCCTGCACGCCCCACCATAATTTGGGCGTAGCAATGCTCATGACACGAAAAAACCGCATGAGCGCGGTTGTGCTCTATATTGAATTTCGGGTTTCCACGCCCGGCACCCGCTTTATAAGGTGCTGGAACAGTGTAACGTCCCGAAATTGCAGAATCAATATATTGTGCAAACATAACCATTTTGTTATGTTTTAACTCATGAACTACACTATCGAATACTACAGTGAAGAGGTCAGGCTGGAGGTCGACCAGCTTCCATTGAGTATGCGTGCCCGATACCAGCATCTTGTTGAACGCATGAAGGTATACGGCAGCAATCTCGGAGAACCTCATACCAGTGCTTTCGGTAACGGGCTTTTCGAGCTTCGGATTAAAGGTAGTGATGGCATCGCACGCGTCTTTTACTGCACCCTGGCAGGAAAACGCATCATCATGCTGCATAGTTTCATCAAGAAGACTCAGAAAACCCCACCAGCCGAACGCCAAAAAGCTGAAACCAGAATGAAGGAGGTAAAGCATGACTGGTAAACGTAATCCGCTAACCATTACACATGATGAAATGGCTGATAAATGGATGAAGGATCCAGCTTTTAAAGCAGAATACGACGCCATCGCCGACGAATTTGCGCTGCTTGATGAAATGCTGGCAGCACGTAAAGAAGCTGGTTTAACCCAGGCTGAGATCGCTGAGCGTATGGGAACCAAAGCAACTGTCATCAGCAGAATGGAAAGTAATCTGGCGTCAGGTGTCAGTGGACCATCATTTTCCACACTGAAAAAATTTGCCCGCGCAACAGGAAAAAAACTCCAGATCCGCTTCGTGTAAGTTTCCACCATTACGCCGTCACTCTGGCGGCGCTTCACACTCCACAAAATCACGACGAAACAACCACAACGGACTGAAGCATTCATGCGAATAACCATCACGCAGGTAAATGACCCGCTGTGTTTCAGACTCCCAGCGTATAACGTGGACGCGACGCCCTCTGCCATCGCGGAACCAGCGATTGAGTACTTGCATGTGTTACCTGTGAGCATAATTACACCTGCCAGCCCAGCGCCTGAAACAGGCCCATTTTCGGGTGATACCAGCGAGTACCTCGTGGTTCTGCTTCACTCATCATGCGATGAAAAGCAAACATGAAGGGTTCTACTGCAACAATCGCGCGACGAGACAATAATCCGTCCGGCGTCATAAATTCATGGGTGTCGGTAGGGATCTGATATGCGTTCACCAGATTGCGGCATTTCGCATCTGACATACCTGTTTTCGCCACCAGCTGACGGTATCCTGCATAACCATCGCGTATGGTGCCTCTTTTGATTTGTTCGACAGTTTCGGCAACGTGGCTAACTTTTTCTTCCATCTTGTCGAGGCGTTTTTGCTGACGAACTGCTTCAAGAGCCATCGCGGCAACCATTTCGATTTCGCTCATTGGTTTGCGCACCTGCTCTTCCAGTTCGCGCCAACGATCTACCAGGCGGGCAGTGAATTCCGGGCAAAGTTGTGCGACGACAATGATGCTGTCGCGTTTGCCTTGTTCGCCTTCGAAAATATATGCGTTTGTGAATTTGTTTTGGCTAAATGATTGTTCGTTCTCAACTTTTTGCATTGCAGGAAGTTGAATCACCCCGCGTTTTGCCAGACGCTCTATTGATATTCTGACATTGCCGTGTTGACTTCCAACCAGCTCTGCGATTTCAACGCTGGTCATGGATACTTTGTCGTTAAAAATTGCGGTGTTCATCATTCAATCTCCTCAGGATGTTTCTCAAACCAGGCGTCAAGGGCGCGCTCGCTGGCCTCTCCTTCTTCAGGAGAAAGCTGCTCAATACTTATAAAACGGATGGATAAAACCGAAGGATTGGCGTTACGTATTGCCATCGCACCATTCACAGCTGCGGAACAGGGGCATTTGGCCTTTCCGATAATTGTCTCGGTATAAGTGCGGGCGTACTCTGAAACCACGTACGTTCTTCTGTACCACTGTTCGACCGGAATTTGTCCAACAGGATCTGAAGGGTTGACTAATTTTTGAGTGCTGCTAATGTTAAGCATGATCAATGTCCTTTAGTCAGATGATTGAGGCCTTTTCCAGTCTGGTGATTAATGCCCTCCGGTTGGCGGTCAGGATCAGTGATTAATCGGGCGTTTATCATGGAACAGCTCCTTGAAGGTTGATTCCAAAGGTAAGTCAGGACAGGCCGGGCTGGCCCACCTTAATCCGGCCCGGCTTTTTCTTTTCCTTTCGCTCAGTAACATTTGTCTGACCAAGTGCCCATTGCCGCGCACGAAACAAGCAATCATTAAACATCGCTCCTTTGCGGCTGGCCTGCGAGCTACGGCGGTAGTAATCCAGTCCCCGGCATGCCCCCCCCTGGCAACAATTTCAGGGAAGCCCTCCGCCACCAGCTTTTCCGTTATGTGTTTGCAGATAAATTCTTCTGGAGTCATGGTTAGCCTCTTCAATTTGCCTGTCTTTTAACCACTTCAGGCTCGGTGGTATACTGGAGTTCTCACACAACCAGTAAGGAAATTACCTATGACTGATACAACTAAATTCAGCGTTGAAACCAAGCTAGACGGCCTTGAGGCATTACTTGGTTTATTGCTGTCGTCCCTTCCCATCCAAGAGCGAATAAAGCTCGCAGCATCCGGAATGGAGTTAATTAAAAACCTGAAAAGTCAGCCGCAACAGCAGAGGGAGCGAGGACAGGATATGTGTGAATACATCGCTGCCGTTCTGGATAACTCCATCAACCAGGATTAACCGAAAAACCCAAAGCTAAGGCTGTTTTTTCAGCAACAGTCCTTGCCTCCTGAATCTCTTCGTCGGTAAGGGCTGATATGGCCTCAAGAATGCATTCGATTCGTTCTTCGTTCATACTTCCTTACCTCCCCTCCCCCGTGTGCGCTAAGCTTGGATTTGATGTTTTGCGTAACGAATCAGGAATTCCATCTTCAGGGTGAGGGTAAAGATCTGGCCTTAAGCCATGAGGCGTAACCTTCCATGCAACCACCTCACATACCCGTAAAACGAAACGAGCAGGAATTGTGCTTTTTGAAAACCACTGATTCACCGCTTGCGGTGTCACACCAAGATTTCGCGCTATGGCATTTTGCGCAATTAATGCACGAAGTTCGTCGTAATCATTTCCTTTCATAACAAATCGCCAAGATAAACTTAATGAATCAAGAATATATCAAGTTTAAATTAACATGCAAGTTGCAAAAGGATCGAATACACTAAAATCAAGTAAAGATTTACCCTTGTAAAGAAACCCACGGGACCTGGTCATGAAGAACGTCAAAAACACAGAAAATAGAATAGCCGCAATGCTGAAAGCAAAAGGATGGACTCAGGCTCAGCTGGCCCGTAAGCTGGGGGTGAGTGCGCAATCAGTGCAGTACTGGACCACAGGAAAAACATTTCCACGGAGCGATAAGCTTGCGCAGTTATCAGAGATTAGCGGTTATCCACAATCCTGGTTCTTAGGTGAAGACACCTCACCAACCTTCTCTTCGCAAGAGAAACATCAGGCAAGAACAGATAGCGTCGTATTTAATGTACTTGACGTTGAATTTAGTTGCGGTAATGGGACCCATGTCCGCGGAGACTTTATAGATGTAGTACGCTCAATAGAACTTGATCCTGAATATGCCCGTCGTCTTGTTGGAAACCGAGCATTTAAAAATATAGAAATAGGCAACGCCAGAGGAGACAGTATGGCTCCCACAATCTCACCTGGCGACCTTCTTTTTCTTGATAAGACAGTAACTTATTTTGATGGCGATGGCATTTATGCATTTTGTTTTGATGGAGAATGCTACGTGAAAAGACTTCAAAAAATTGGAAGCAAAATCATGGTGTTATCTGATAACCCCAATTATCAACCATGGAGCATCGAAAAAGAGGGGTTAGCTCTGCTTTATATCCAGTCTAAAGTGATCTCATCAGTACCATTCAATATAAACAGATTTGGTTAGTCTTTGATTTTAACGGGCTTTGCCCGTTTTTTTCTGCCTAAAACACACGATATCAATTTTTTCTTGACAGCCTATTTCTCAAAGCATAATATCGCACCATCAATTATAACTTGATTAAGTTCAATTTAAAATTGTTGGCGGATATATGAAGACACTAAACGCAACTCCAGAAACAACCAATTTTAGCAACTGCGACTGTGTTACGCTTAAGAGCTTAGAATTTGATTCCTTTGCATTAAATATTGCGAATTTGCTAAGTGCTGTACGCACATTCCATCTTCTGGATTGTGCTCGCTCAAAGGAACTGGGCATTGAGGTAATGGAATTTATCCATGAATATGCCCTATCTGCGGCTTCTCCTGCACAACAAAAACAATCCTTCCCCAAAAGCTGGCTGGTTAACCTTCGCACCCAACGCGAAGCCTGCGGCTTAACAACAGCCGAACTCGCCAGGCTGCTCGATCTCGATGAAGACATCATAATCCAGTGGGAGAGCGGAGAGTATGAACCAACTATCAGTATGCTTATCCCGCTGGCAAATGTTCTTGGTTGCGACCCGATGTGGCTGTTAACCGGTAAACCAACAGCGGGAGATACTTGCGCATGAAAAAGTTCGAAAACATAACTGTTCTCCATGTTGATAACTTTGATTATACAAACCAGGAACTTCTCCCGGAGGTTGTAAAGGCAATAGATGTAGCCGATATAGTGATTAGAGGAAAGAGAATTGTCAAAAACAGGCTCGCATGCACTTCAGGAGCAATGACAGAAACAACCTCACAACAAGATGATTATGAAGGCATTTGTCTGGAGCCTGATTCATTTGCGGTAAATGTTTATCATTTATTGCATGCAACACAGGTATTACATATGTCCAGTAATCACGAAACAAAAGTACTTGGCAGCGAAATTCTGAATTTTGCATGTGAATATGCAAAAGCTGCTGCCGAAAAAGAATTAGCGCAATAACAATAAATATTCCCTGAATGTTTATTACGGTTTTATCGCCGGGGATTGTTGCAACATTTATTCGCAGGAGATTATGTTATGACCTTCCTGAAACATAAGGCATCGTATAAAACTGCCTGCCTCATTGCACAACATGGAGATTCTTATCTTCATATAGCCAACCTGTATTTGCGCAAAGCATATGGGAGATAAATAAATGAAAGAAAAACAACAGAACATAACACATAAAAAAGTAAGAGTGTTGCTAACTATTGAAAATGGTGAAGTAATTTACTCAAAACATCTGTTGGATAATGAATTCGTTGGTTGCATGGATACATTTCTGTGGATGGCAAAAAGAGCTGGCTACACGATTATTCCACCAGCAAAGGAGCAAACATTATGAATCATTCAGAGTTCCGACCAGAAGTAACGCCACATGGCATAAAAATTGGTAATAAAACCATTGATTATATTGAGGCCGTACAGCGGCTTAATGATGGCGAATTCGATAATCCATACTGGCACGGTTTAAGAATCATGCAATGTCTTGCCGAAGCTGATGATGCCGGATTGCTGGGAAGATTTTCAGTCGATCTGAAGGTTGCTCAGTGGCGCTGGCTGTATGTGATGAAGTTTATCAGTGAAGAGGAAAACAAGAACGGCACCATTGATATCCCTAACGATAACGGAACCACAGATCACGCAGTTATTTATAAGGGAAAGCATGGTTGTATAAGTATATACCCGGGGCCACTTCGCATTGCCCTGCAAAACCATGTTGAATGGGGATTTATTGAAAAATATGGCGAAGCTGAAGGCATGGGGAGAGTTCTGTTTCTCTATCAAAAAATGCTCATCGCAGATCCTGATAATGGTTTCATTCTCTCTGCTATGGGGCGCGAAGGGCTTGAACTCCTTCTGGATGAAATGATTAACGACATGAATACTCATGGTATGCCAGAAGCGCCAGTGACACATTAAATATTAAGAAGACTATAATTCTTCCATTTTTTACTAACCGTTTATATGAAAAGCAACCGTGAATTAAACAGAGTAAAACTGATTTTAATCCTTGCCACAGTGCTTACACTAACAGAAATCATTATTCTCTTTATTGCGCTGTCAGTCGGTTAAAAATATCGGGATACCACAGACCAATGAGACTGTATTTCACAATAGTAATTTTACTGGCAATTATCGCATGCATTTACGGATTACTTGTTCCGTTCCTTATATCCATGAAGGATACGATAGCAGTTATTTCTGGCTTTGCACTGGCGTTTCTGACCCCGCCCTGCATTTATGCCATTTACAAGGGGCTTTCTTTCACTAAGGATAAAAGATGAAAAAAATTATTTTTGCTTTAGCCATTGTTCTGCCGACAATTGGCCTTGTCGGTTGCGATCGCGTTGAACCAGGTAATGTTGGCATCAAGGTAAATAAACTGGGCGACGACAAAGGCGTCGGTGAGGTGGTCGGTGTTGGTCGCTACTGGACTGGCTGGAATACTGAAGTTTATATCTTCCCCACCTTCAAACAAATGAAGACCTACGATGAACCGTTCAGTTTCCAGATGAGTGACGGTACAACCATCGGCTATCACATCGGTGTGGCCTACAAAGTTGATCCATCCAAAGTTACCACGGTGTTTCAGACCTACCGCAAAGGCGTGGATGACATTACCGACACTGACCTGCGCCAGAAAATTGCCGACGCACTCAATCGGCTGGCCAGCAAAATGACCACTGACAAATTTATCGACGGCGGCAAGTCTGAACTACTGGATGCCGCACTTAAAGACATTCAGGAAGAGATGACACCCATCGGCATTCAGGTAATGAGCCTCTCTTATGTAGGTAAACCGGAATACCCTCCAACCGTTATCGACAGCATTAACGCCAAAGTCACGGCAAACCAGAAAACCCTGCAGCGCGAACAGGAAGTCAAGCAACGTGAAGCGGAGGCCAACATGCTACGTGCGGAAGCTGCCGGACAGGCTGATGCCATTCGAACAAAAGCCCAGGCAGAAGCCGATGCTATTCGTTTACGCGGTGAAGCTCTGCGCCAGAACCCAGGCGTCATGGAGCTGGAAGCCATCAACAAGTGGAACGGTACACTGCCGCAATACATGACCAGTGGTGCCAATACACCATTTATCCAGATTAAATAACTTATATGCCCGGCAGGCCGCCGGGCTAAGGGAAATGAAGATGAACACCCAGAATACTCAACCGCAAATAATGAACTATGACCCGAATCTGACGTCATGCGGACGCATGGCAAAACAAACCGTTCGATTAACTTTCGGACTATGGGAATACCGCGAAACATTCGAAGTTACTGTCGGCGGCAATCTGACCGGACTGGATGTTATCAGTTGCGCTATTGAAAGCCTGTACGCAACGCTGCCTTATGAAGAAGTCGAGGATGAGCGCACAGGGGGAACAGATATCATGGCCAACATTAATATTGGCGAACTGATATGTCAGGATGAAGACCTGTCCGGAGAACTCTGGCTTGCCGGGATGCTTATCTCAGCAGAAATTATCAGTATTGAACCCGCTACAAACATACGGCTCTGAAGTTCTCACTATTCAGAGAGCAGGAGAAAAAATGTTTGCTTTGATTAATCAGGGACAACTGTATACCGACAGTGCCGGTTACCCGGTAAAAATTATTCGCTGCATAAATAACACCGTGTTGTACAGAAGAATGGATGGGCGAACACAATCGGTAAAAATGAACGATTTTAATGAATCGTTTGAACGGATCGATCACCAGGAATACCGACAAATTCTGGCAGAAACAGAGCAGGAAGCTCATCTGAAAAAATTACGAGCCATGAAAAGGAAGTAGCGAATGAATAAAGCGTTTGAGCTATGGGTACGCCAGCGTTACGGCAATCGTTATGACCTGACGCGAGATGTTGACGGTTTCTACTGCCGTGAAGTTGTGAAACGAATGTTTGAGGTGTGGTGCCACTGCCGTGGGCTGAAAGTTTTATGAGGTTGACATGCAGACAATCATCTATCAAATAACACCAAGTAAATGGTGTACAGAAAGCACCCTCATTGCTTCGACAGGGCTAAAACCAGGCACCATTGAGCGAGCCAGGAAAAAATCATGGCTACAGGGGAAAGAATATCGACATTACGCTGTCGATGGAATTCCGAAGAGCAACAGTGAATGCGTATACAACATAGAGGAAATTATGCGCTGGATCGAAAATCAGAAACAACCAGGTGTTAAAAATGCAAGTTCCGGTTAACCTGTTAATGCTCCTGGACGTCTGGGAGGTTTAATGAGTAATACATCATACCCAACAGGCGTTGAAAATCATGGCGGATCACTCCGCATATGGTTTTACTATAACGGCAAACGTGTCAGAGAAAACCTCGGTGTTCCTGACACCGCCAAAAACCGGAAAATCGCAGGTGACCTCCGCACTTCCGTTTGTTTTGCAATCAGAATGGGGAGTTTCGACTATGCAGCACAGTTCCCTGAGTCCCCTAACCTGAAACACTTTGGTCTGGGGAAAAGAGAGATAACCATTAAAGCACTTTCGGAAAGATGGCTTGAACTGAAGAAAATAGAGATTTGTGCAAATGCACTTAACCGTTACCAGTCAGTAATTAAAAACATGTTGCCAATGTTAGGTGAAAAAAGACTGGTTTCATCTGTAACAAAAGAGGATTTGCTTTTCGTAAGGAGAGATCTGTTGACCGGTTATCAAAAGCTTTCTAACGGAAAAATTTCTTCCATAAAAGGACGCTCAGTGGTCACAGTAAACTACTATATGACAACCATAGCTGGAATGTTTCAATTTGCAACAGATAATGGTTATACATCAGGAAATCCATTTAACGGTCTGACACCATTAAAAAAGTCCAAGATAGAACCAGATCCCCTCACCCGTGACGAATTTATTCGTTTTATTGAGGCTTGCCGTCATCAACAAACAAAAAACCTGTGGATTATCGCTGTATACACGGGTATTCGTCACGGGGAGCTGGTATCACTGGCCTGGGAAGATATAGACCTTAAAGCGAGGACTATAACCATCCGCCGGAATTATACAAAACTAGGCGAATTCACTCCACCAAAAACTGATGCTGGTACCGGAAGAACGATTCATCTGGTTCAACCAGCTATTGATGCTCTTAAAAGCCAAGCGGAAATGACCATGCTTGGAAAACAGCATTCTGTAGAGGTAAAGCAGAGGGAATATGGGAGAAGTACTGTGCATAAATGCACTTTTGTTTTTAGTCCTCAGGTAATAAAACAGCGGCAGTTTTCCGGACCGCACTATAAGGTTGACTCCATCAGGGAGTCATGGACAAGTATCTTAAAACGCGCAGGTCTGAGACACAGAAAATCGTATCAATCCAGGCATACCTATGCATGCTGGTCACTTGCCGCAGGAGCTAATCCTAGTTTTATCGCAAGCCAGATGGGCCACACAAACGCACAAATGGTATTCAATGTTTACGGAGCATGGATGAAAGACAACAATCACGAACAAATAGAACTTCTTAACAGAAGACTATCTGAAAGTGTCCCATGCATGCCCCATAAGAAAGCGGGGTAAAATAAAAACTTGCAAAATCAATTGGTTTACCTTTAATCCCTGTCACGTTACGCGCGTGGCAGAGGCGTTACGGG